AAACTTCAACGTCATTAAAGAATATTTTTTCAATACTTTCGATGGGCCCTTCACAAATTGTGAATACGATATGCAAGTATTCTGTTCCAGCACTGCCATCTGCGGCTGCGCTGCGCATAAACGTTCTTGTTGCACCCACTCTACGCTCACCATATACAACTGGTATTGGATCATTATTACTATTTTTGTTTACCAACATGCCAGGATCTTGACGTGTTGGTTGTTTCATCATTTTAGTTATAAGAAGTGCTGCACCAACAACAATCAAACCACCGATCAGGATTGCTGTTAGTGATGTTGCTGCTAATGTAATACCAAAGAAGCCTGCTGCACCTGCTCCAATGCCACCTAAAATAGGAAGTGCTACTGCCATTTACTCTCGTCCTTTATGGTGCCCACTTGATTTCCTTTAAGACCTCTTTTGAAAACTCAAAGAACTTATCTCCTGGATAAAAAAATTGTTGCTCGTCATCGTTTGTGCGTCTGCCTGCTGTTCGTTCAAAGTCTACAAATTGATTTGCGGCGGTTCCGCCTACAGTGAGTTGTTCACCATCATCTTCACATGCAGCATTACTAAAACGACCTTCGAATATCTTAAATGTGCCAACTATTCCATCGTTCCATAATTGACGATATATTCTTACTGGACGATCAATAAAATTTGTATCAACAAAATATCCAAAATCTTCTTGTCTTAAACCTGTTAGAGTAATTGTTAGTTCTGCAATTTGCATTTGTGTGTTTTCTTGAACATCACTAAACCCTAAAAAGTTTCCAAGAGCTTGGTAAGTATTGCCATCATAAGTTGTATCCCAGGGGCCGTTGGTAAAACGATGAGTCCCATCATCTAATTCAATCTCCAGTAATTCAAAACCTGTGATATTGTTTTTATCAATTTCTGCCTGTGTATTGGCATCCATATTTCTGTTAGCCATTATATCTCCAGATTTTTATTTTTGGATCTGCCCAATTTATACGATCAGTAGGAATAGACAAATAACCATGATCCATGTCCATGCTGTGCACACGATTGAAACCATAAATGTGACCACAAACAAAACCATTTTTTTCATAAGTGACAACATCGCCAATATCAGGAGTATCAACTTCCAAAAATCCTGCTTCTTCAAGTCCAGCATCTAATTTTTTATAATCTCTCGTAAATCGAAATGCGCTCTTTGCATCCCAATATTTGCCTCTAACTTCGTTCAATATGTTTGATCCAGTTAACCAGTCAACATATTCTACAATAAAAGTATTACAATCTGTCCAGCCCCATTTAAAAGATTCGTTGCTGTGTTGTGTTAGATATAATTCTAACCCTGTAATTTCTATTTCTTTAGGTTCGTCTCTGTAATACTGTTCTGTCATTATACCACGTCCATATCTACTTTGAAACTTACAAAGTTTCCTGTTGGGTGAAAATCAAATTCTACATCATCATCAACTAACATACATGTTGCATATCCGTAACCAGTAAAAGGTTGAATTACATTTGACAATACACCTATAGCATCTTTTGCTGGTGCTGTAAATCTAATTATTGCTTCGCCAAATTGGTTAGTTTCAAATTGTCCGCCTGCAAAAGCCACATTATTAAGAGTAAATCTACTTCTATATGTGTGCAATCCAGCGAATACTTCACCATCTCTGCAAACTATACTATCAGCAGCACCCGGGGCTATATCTGGTTTAAATCCAGTAAAAAATACAGCCGCATCGCCCGCAACTACTTGTTTTGCTGTTTTGGGTTTACTACCATTCCAAACATTAACTGTGTCTGTTGAGGTTGTAAACAATTGATAACCATTGCCATCAATAGGAGAACCATAATTAAACAGGAATGGTGCGCCACTTCCACGCATTTGCTTAATAAAGCTATCAAATTTGCGCCAATTTTCAGTGCTAATATTGTTGTATGTTAAACTTAAACGGTAACCAAAAGCACCTGTGCTATTAGTATAACGTGTTAAATCTTGTCCATATGTTCTGCGTGTTGGATGAATTATTGTAACATTCATCTTAGCAGGGCTAACATCAGTTGGCCACAACTGATCTGAACTGCCTACATTTTCAAAATCTAGTGATAATGGAGCAAATTTTTGGTATTCGCCACTGACATTTCTGCCCAAATATGTTGCATTAAATGTTGTGACTTGATCGAAAATGTTATCATCAAAATCCTGTAGAACACCGCCGCTAGTATAAGCAGTGAAACCTGTGCTATCTACTGGTGTAGTGCAAGCTGCATTTTCGTAAAGTTCTGCACTGTTGTGGCTGGTTTGTTTTAGATATACAAACTTACCATTAAGTTCTGTCATACCAACAATACCCGTGAAAGTCTTACTATTGGCGGCATTGCTATTTGCACTTTGATCAACGATACTATTTGTAAATGTAACTACTGCAGGACTTGCTTGTGTAATATTATTAACAGCAAAATTATATCCAGCTGCAGTATCTGCTGGATTTGTATCAACAAAAACTAAACATTCTGAATAATCAGCAAAAGGACTAGCAGCAGTGCCACCTGCATTCATTAATCCAGCAAGTTCTGGATTAAGAGTTACACCTGTAACACAACCATTTGCACCTACGCTTGTTAATGGTGAACCGTCACCGCTACAAACAATTGTTAAATCAGGATTGAAATCACTATCATATTGCCAAGTGCCTACATAATCATCATAATCAACAACGGCATTGGATAAGAAACTACTGGTGCTTGTATTACTTGAACTTACATAAAAGCCTGGTCGTGCACCTACAACCTGTGCACCAAAATCACTGTTAACACTGTTGCCAGCGCCACTGTAGTAATCTTTATCATATGCACTATATCTTTTATTGCTTTGGTCATAGAAAGTAGCACTTAACAATTGGAAACTGCCATCTTGACCTGTTGCAATTACAGCAAATCCGCCGCTAGTGTAAGCACTCCAATTTAGACCACTAGGTCCAATGTTAACTGGAGTAGTTCTTGCGTTGTCAGTATAAAGTTCTAATTTCTGTTCATCAATAACTTTTATATAATAACTGTTACCATTAAGATAGTTACCCCATTCACCTGGAACAGCAGTATCGAACCCACTAAAATCAAACAGCAAATCTGTTCTATCTGGAATAGTATCTGTGTATTTGAAACTGCTATTGCCCATACCGTGTGTAGCAGTTGTTGTAAAACTTGGAATAGGAGATAAGTGTGTTACACCATGTTGTCTAAATGTTTCAATTGTAAGTGTGCCTGTGCTTGGATTTGGATAAGCATTGTCAATACCAAACTTAATTACATGAAAATAGCAATAGATGGCAGGCATTTGCCAAATAGCATCATAAGTTGGATAACCATCTAAACCTAAACCGCTTGCAACACCATAATAACCTCTAAAGCGACTTACATGTCTTAGTGCACCTTCTGGTGTTCTATCTGGCAATCCTGACATTCTTGTTCCGTTGCCAAGATAAGCACCTGCGTATGGTGTGTTATTATCATTGCCGCCATTTAAGAAAGTGTTTGCTCTATTCAGTGCACCTAGTAATATACTGTCATCTGGATTAATAAAGTTTGTTCCACTTTCATTTGGGTATTTGAATACGTTACTCATGTTTTATCCTAATGGTCCTTGTTGGCCTCTAGTGTTATATGCTTGTTGAATAACACTTGTAATCTGTTTTTTGTTTTGCAGAATAAATTCTGTTCCACTACGTGTATCGATTGCATTGATGTTAAAGTTAACCGTAATTGGTTCACTGTTACCCATGCTTGCAAAGTCTGCTTGTTGTCTCTTATTTAATATAACTTCACCTGGCGTTAAAAGTGCTGGAACACTGTCGCCTTTGGTTACTTGACCAGGCACAACACCACCATCAGCAAAGCCTAAGAACATTCTACCAATTCCAAATAGTCCGCCCAGGAAGCCACCGCCTCCACCAAACAATCCACCACCAAATGCACTTGCACCACCTGCGCTAAATGCACCAAATGCTGAGCTCAAGCCTTGTGTCATGCTAGAGATAAGAGGTTTGATAAACGCTTGTTGGATAATCTGATAAAGTATTTCTTCCAGTATGTTTTGCATGAAGTTCTTGAACGATTGCATAATACCTTCGCCACGAACAATACCTGCTGCAAGACCTCTTGCAAGTTGGTCACCTGCGCTAACAAATGCTTCTGAAATATTCAATCCCATTGCAATGCTTTGGTTGCTTAACGTTTCCATGTCAGCACCAATAGATTCCATTCCAATTCTTAGTTGTTCTAATGAAATATTACCGCTTGCAAAACTTTGTTCTAACATTCTTAGAGCACCAGCAGTTGCTTTTGCTGATTCTCCAGTGCCGTTAATTGCTTCCATTGCCTGTTTATACAATGAAGCTGCTGTTACTGGTTCTGATCCTGCACCACCACCGCCTGGCCTTCTTGGAGGCAACAATCCTGCGATACCACCTTCTGGTATAGCTAATGGTGTTCCAGTTGTCATATTTGATGGAGGTAACAATCCTGCAATACCACCTCTTGGAATTTGCAATGATGTTCCATATGTCATACCTACTGCGTTCATTGCATCTTGTGCATTAGCAGCTTCTGCTCTCAATTGATCAGCAAATTGTCTTAATGTTGCGATTGTTCCAGCACTGGCTTCAGCGATATTCATATCACCCATTCCTATTTCTGTTACAATCATTAAATTACCAGAAGCAATTTCTGCCTGCAATTCTTCATTTGCAGCATTAATAATACGCTGGCTCATGAATCCGTTTTCTTGAATCATGGCATTAACTAATCTTTGTTGATCAGCAATATCATCTTGAAGATTCAACAATGGTGTTAATGCTCTTCTAAAATTTTCATTTTGAAGTAGCATTCTATCAGTATCAACGCCAGGAAATTCTAATGCTAGATTTGTGCGTAAACGATCAATTACTTCAAGCATTTGACGTTCTTGTATTTGCATTTCTCGCAGTCTAGACTGTTGTCTTGTTAATAATAAAGTATCAATAGCATCTTGTGCAGCAACTTCTGCACTAACACGGCTTTGAACAATGCGATTAAACACATCAGAACGTGATTCTCCTGGTTGACCAAATTCTACGCCAATACTAATTCCAGGCAATTGATTAGCAACATCCACCAATACTCTAATAGCTGTTTGGATTAAATTTGCAGCACCACCTATACCGTTTAATAATGCTTGAATACTATTAATAACACCTTCACTCAATGTTGCAAACCCATCGATAATTGATGCTAATACTCGTTGCAGTCCTCCAGGTTGAATTAATCCTAATGTATCTGCAACTGATCGAATACCATCAGCAATTCCACGCAATGCATCACCTGCAAGTTCGCCTAATGTTCTAAAAAAGCCTTGATTACCATTAATAAATTCTGTAAGTCCACTTGTAACTTCTTTTAGTGCTGGTGCTAATCCCTCACCAAATTGTCCTATAGCAACTTTTACAGCTTCTCCCAAGTTACTAACAAGAACTGTTAAATTGTTTAGCGTAGATTCTGTTGCGCCACCAAATCTTTCATTTAGACCTGCTACTAATGCATCTTTAATCTGTGCTGCACCTTCAGCACTTTGGCCAAATTCAGAAACAGCCGTTCTAGCCAAATTTAGTTTTTCTGCTAAGATATCATATACTGGAATACCTCTATCAGCAAGTCTTTCAAGATCTTCAAGTCCTAAACCACCTGCTGTTGTTCTTGAAAACAAATCAGTAATTGCTTGTAGTGTCCCTAATCTGTCTGTTGTAACAGCCGCAGTATCACTAAATGTTGTCAATAGACGCTCAGTTGGCTGAATACCTGCTCCGGCCAACTTGATATATGTGTTTGTTAATTGTGCTGTTGTAAACGCAGTTCTAGTAGCAAATCTACTAACAAATTCAAATGCTTGGGCACCATTTCTTGCACTACCAGTTACGGTGTTAAGAGTTGTTCTTAGATCTTCAAATTCACCAGTAATTCTAACTACACTACCGACTGCCCTAGCCGATACAACTGCAACAAGTGCTGCACCAACACCTCTAATGGCATTTTGCACAGTCCTACTGCGTCTTTCAACACTAGCAAGACTGCGCTCAATATTACGTAGAGATCTACTACTTTGATCTACAGTTCTAACAATTAACTCATACGTGTTTGCCACAGGGTCATCCTTTTATCTTTTATTGGCAGCTCTCTTTTGTTGATCATGTTGGATCTTTAAGAACTCTGCCCAACCCCTGACTTCAGTAGCACTAAATTCCATTACTTCTGCGACACTTTTACCTAACTCTTGCGCAATGCGATAAAGCATTAAGAGCTCGGGGTCGCCTTGGAGTTTTTTAGCGCCACCTGTTCGAGGTTTTCACCATCATAACTATCTTCATCATTCATTTCGCTAATTACACGAAGAATGACTGCTGGATCTACACCACGCATTAGATCTTGCTTATCTGCAAGCTTGAAAATGTTTTTACCATTTTCATCTAATGAACGGTTAATTAAAGTTTGAACCAAAGCTTCGACTGTCTTACCTTGTTGCTGCAGTTCGATAACTTTGGACTCCTGATGGAAAGTAGTTGCTGGTTTATACCAGATTTCTGTTTCCCATTCAGGAACAGTGATAGGGCCCCTAAGGCCCGCACTGATTTTTTCTCTCATGTGTGCTTTTGCTTTTTCTAATACTGTGCTCATAGTCTCTTCCTATATCTACGTTTGCTTAATTTTCTAAATGCTGGTTCCGTCATACCTTGTGGTGCTTGTTTGCTCCAACCTTCATCTAGTATCCCAATGTAGGGAACACGATTTTCCATCACTGTCTGTGATCCGCCTCGTGTTATGTTATATTTACCCTTTTGACGCCAGCCTCTTTTTGCACGGCCTTCACGCACTGGAGTAGTATTTTTAACTTCATTATAAAAATCGTCAAGAAAATGATTGACGACAGCATTTAGTTGGTCCTCTATATCGGCATAAGCCTTTTGTCCCGTTCTAAATTTTGCCATCGTCAATCCTGTTTTATTATACAGTTGTAAATGTAAGGTCGCCTGAACCTTGAAGCGAAATGCTCGCCTCAACCAAACCGTCATATGAACTTGTAATTGTTTTACCAGTTACAATTGCAGTGCCGGTGATTTTCTCATCGCCGCTGTCAGGTGTTCCATAAACAGTTTGTGCTTCAGGAAATAGGTTAAGTGTAACACTTGAACCAACCGAGAATGCATCTTGACCTGTATCTGCTGGATCGTAAAGAACGTCAACTGTTGCAGTGAAACCTTTGTAAGTTACTTTGAACCCACGGCTAGTTTCACCCATTACGGTGTCGTCAATTGTTTCTGCAGTATGTTCTACAGAGAAACCACGAAGCTCACCGACAGCAGCTGAACCAACTTGAACGAATCCGTCTTTTCCAAGTAATGTTGCCATTATACTTTTTCCTCATCATGATCGATCTCTTCGTGAGAATCTTCTTCGATTTGAACCATTTCTGGTTCAATAGTTTTAGTAGGTTTAGTTGTATCCATTGTCCAACCTCTGTTAAGCATTTTTTTAACTTTGGTTTCGGCAATTTCAATAACTTCACCTTGGGGATTAGTCATCTTAACTAAAGTGTGTTTCATCACGTTGCTCCTCTCTCATAGCGATATGTTACAAGATAAACTATACGCATTGTAGCATATGGCACTGCTTCACCTGGATCGATAACTTCAACAATAGTAACTTCACCATCTAGGGCTAGGTTATTGCGTCTTACATCTTTTTCTAGTTCTTCTTCAATTGCTTCTACCAATCTGTTACGATCAGTATCTCTCATATCCGAACTAACTAGGATATCCAAGTTATAAGATATTCTTCCCAAACGTGCACTACCAGTAGTAAGTTGTTCACGTTCTTCGTCAGCACTTTCAACATACACTGCCGGGATAGCTTGGCGACTAATTTCACTGATAACAATCGGTTCTCTAGTCACCATGCCTAACCTTGGGCTGGTGATTTGCTTTAGTGTTCTAACAATATCTTCAGCAATGTCTTCACGCTTGCTCATCTAATCAACCTATCCTGCACAAATTCATGTGTTTCGCCTTCGGCATAAGTGCCATCATCATTTGAATCATACTTGATGCCGAAGCCGAATTCTAAGTCCATTTCTTCGTTGAACTTTTCACGATAAAAGTTGATTTGCTCACGGAAAGCATCGCCTTCTGGACGGAAGTTACTCAACATTGGAAAGATGTAGTTTGCAAGTGCTCTGTAAACACAACACTTGGTCCACTGTGTTTCATCTAACTTAGTTGCGTCCCATGCCGCACCAACTCTATGCAGACGGTAAATTGTATTACTTTGATATTCCTGATCGAACCAACGCACTTTAATCATCTTTTCGATGTCTGTTTGTGCTTTGGTGAGTTGATCATCGAAATTACCAAT